GAATTTGCTTTTGAAAATATTGATTACCAAACCTTCAACATAACGTTGAACGGTAACGAAACAAAAGATTTTGCCCTTTCTATCGATTTTGCTAAGAAGTTATCTATGAAAGCTAATACTGCAAGAGGTGAAGAAGCTCGTCAATATTTTATTGAGTGTGAAAAGCAATTAAGAAGTGGTAAGTTTGCGTTACCCACTACCTATAAAGAGGCTTTACAGTCTCTTTTAGAAGAAGTAGAAGCCAAAGAGCGACTACAAGCGCAAAACGACTTACAGCGTATCGAGTTGCAAAAGCAAGCCCCAAAGGTAGCGTATTATGAAGATGTTTTAACATCTAAAAGCACCTACAACGCTAACCAAATTGCAAAAGAACTTGGTATGAGTGCTGTAACGCTCAACAAAAAGCTACACGAATTAAAAGTGCAGTACAAGCAAGGCGGTCAATGGTTGTTGTATCATCATCACCAAGATAAAGGCTATACAAAAACGGTTACACATACCTATACAGATAGTCAAGGTGAGACCCGCACAAGTTCCTCCACAGTTTGGACTGAAAAAGGTCGTGAGTTTATACACTCAATAATTCAATAATAAAAAGAGAGGCTGTTAAAAAAGTTTTAAAGCTAATCTTTTTCAAACAGCCTCTTCAAAAGTACCGTAACAAATAATTACTAATTTTTTACTAAACCACAAAAGCACTATATAGCAATAGACGCCGTACCTTTGCCCTACCAGCGGGGTAGAGCAGTTGGGTAGCTTGCGTGTTTAACTTGCACGAGGTCATTGGTTCGAGTCCAGTCCCCGCAACTAATAAAATATTACACTATGAAAATATTAACATTACAAATCAAACGCCCTTATTTAGAGGCTATACTATCAGGCGAGAAAACCGAAGAATATCGAGAGATTCGCCCTAAAAACGCTAAAAAGTTCATCATTCAGAACCCTGAAGCAGAAGATGACGATGAATGGCTTAAGCCTGTGAAGTACGATGCTATTAAGTTTCTTAATGGTTATGACTCTAACCGTCCAGAAGCTCTCGTCGAAATTAAAGACGCCCGCATTGAGCTTTCAGTAGATGAAAACGATGAATATATCATTTACGAAGAAGATGGCGAAGAGTACATCGAAGCCCAAATGGTTTATACATTGGGCAAAGTATTGAACACTAAAAATATTTAATAACCTTTTAAAACATTCAGCTGAGTTAGAAAAACACAAATCCAAAAAAGAATTAACAGAACGTCGGGTATTAGTAGAGTAGCCCGATATGGTAGAAATCGAAAAGGTCAAGCGTTGTCAGTACAACAACGTAGACGAAACGTATACGCAGCTTTGCGAAAACAAGCAGGGCTTTCAGCAGGCTAACCTATGAATATCTACCAACACACACAGCAAGTTATAGACACGGTTAGAAAAAAAACTAACCGTGTTTTGCTATTTTACTCCTGTGGGAAAGACAGTATCGCATTATTACACTGGTGTGCTAAAAACTTCAGCGAGGTTGTGTGTGTTTTTATGTACTTTGTGAAAGATTTAGAGCATATCAATAAGTTTATTAACTTCTCAAAAAAACAATATCCTAATATTTCATTTATACAGCGTCCTCATTACGCTCTTACTTACATCAATAAGTCAGGATTATTTTGTTCTCCCCAAAATACACGCATACTCAAACTATCAGATATTATACAATCAGTACGTCTTGAAACACAAATCGAGTACGTATTCTTGGGAATGAAACAGTCCGATAGTATGAATAGACGTATAATGTTACGACAATACGAATTGCAAGCTATTTCACCTACAAATCTCGTATATCCATTTTCTCTATGGAAAGACAAAGATGTATTGCGATACATTAGCAATAACCGATTACCCAAACCTATACAATACAGCAATAAAAAAAGTAACGGAATAACCTTTGACCTTGATGTATATCTATACCTACGTGAGCACTATCCTAATGACTTGCAGAAAATATTAGATGTTTACCCATTATCTGAAAAAATACTATTTGATTATGACCAAAAAAACAAAAACACAAAAGGAACTATACAAGCAAAGTGAAACAATCACTATACAACGCTCACAAATAAACTTTGCTCCCTTCAATCCTAAAAGGCATACAGACGAGCAAATCGCACAAATGCGTAAAAACATCAAAAATGTAGGTTTTTTAGGTGGTATTATTTGGAATGAGCAAACCTCAAACCTCGTAGATGGGCACAAGAGAGTAATGTCCCTTGATATTATACACAAGTACGATGGCACTCCTGAAACTGACTACACAATCAAAGTAGAAAAAGTGTCTTTTGACCTTAAAACAGAAAAGGAACAAAATATATTTCAGACACGCTCACGTACCGAACTTGACGAAGAGCTAATGCGCTCACTCATTCCTGATATTGATTACCTCAATGCAGGGCTTGACGATTATGACCTTAACCTATATGCGGTCGATTATTCTTCCTTTGAAGTACCCGACCTATCGCAAGCTATAGAAGATACATATGCTCCCATAAAGCAAGAAAAAGACATTGAGCGAGAAATATCCAATGAAGAGAAAAAGCAGCAAGTTAAAGAAGCAAAAGAAGCTATCAAACAACAAGCTATTGAAAAAGCCCAAAACTTAGACGCCTATGTAACGCTTTCCTTTGATAACTGGAAAAACAAAGAAGCCTTTATGCTCCGTATGGGGTTTGACCCTGAATTTAAAATGATAAAAGGGGAAACTCTATCGGCAAAGGTAGAACGCATAGACTAATAACATTTAATAACTTTTGATATGAAACGACGTAAGAAAATAGATAACGAAAAATATACCGATGAGGAACTCAAACAAGCATTAATACAAGCCAACGGACAACCTACTAAGGCAGCCGAAATACTTGGCGTTACTTATTCATCTGTATATAGTCGCACTCGCAAAAAACCTGAACTATTGGAAGTCCAAAAAGCATATCGAGCACGTGTGTTTAACGAAGTTGCTAATACAATGACTCTTATTGCTATGGCAGGAATTATTAAAGAGCCTCTCACTGATGAAGACGGCACTGTAATACAGGGCAAATTCCGTGATGTGCCTGTTGATTACAAAACACGTATGCAAGCAATGCAAAGTATAATGAGCACTTTTCGAGTAGAAGACGGTATAACCGACAAGCTCGACCTCACCACAGCTGGCAACCCACTATCATCAAACATAAATATCGAGATAATCGACAAACGCGAACAAGTACGCACCGACGATGACGATACAAACAACTAACATATACGCACAAGTTGATAAAGCTATTAAAAAGGGTTATACCACTGTATCAGCACAAGGCTCCAGCCGTAGCTCGAAAACCTACAATATCCTTATTTGGCTTATCGTCTATTGCTTATCGCACCATAAGACACGCCTTTCTATCGTCCGTGCCACACTACCAGCACTCAAAGGCTCAGTATTTATCGACTTTAAGGAAATACTATACAAGTTAAACGTATTCGATGAATCCTGCCTCAACAAGTCCGAAATGATATACACATTTCCTAACGGCTCGTGGGTAGAGTTCTTTTCCACCGATAGCGAACAAAAGTTAAGGGGTCGTAAGCGCGATATATTGTACGTCAATGAAGCCAACGAACTCAAGTTTATCGAGTTTCAACAGCTAAAAATGCGTACTACCCAATTCACTATTGTCGATTATAACCCCTCATTTTCCGATGACCATTGGCTGTGTGAACTCAACAAAGACTCTCGTACCTATCATTTTATATCAACCTATAAGGATAACCCTTTTTTGGAACAAACAATTATTGATGAGATAGAGAGCTTACAGCACAAGAACAAATCACTTTGGCAGGTATACGGATTAGGACAACAAGCAATGATTGAGGGGCTTATCTTTGAAAAGGTTACCATTGTGGAGGATATACCTATTTGGGCAAAGAAACATTTTATAGGGCTCGACTTTGGTTTTACCCACGACCCTACCGCTATTGTGGAAGTCGCTTTTTTGGATAACAAGGTATATATTGATGAAATATGCTACCAAACGCAAATGCTCACCACTGACATTATCGAAGCCCTTCGACCTTATCGTAACTACAAAATCATTTCCGAAAGTGCCGACCCTCGATTAGTGAAAGAAATAAAAAATGCTGATTATAGTATTGTGGCGGTAACCAAAGGACAAGGTTCGGTAAGGGAAGGGCTAACCAAAATGTTAGAGTACGAAATATGTATCACCCGCCGAAGCGAAAACATTATCAAAGAGTTTAAGAATTATACCTATGCCCAAAACAAAGACGGAGCATTCCTCAATGTACCCATTGATGCTTTTAATCACGCTATAGATGCCACCCGTTATGTATTCTTAGAAGAAATATTAGGACGCAACCGCAAACCTAAAGACCTAACTGGTATATTTTACTAATGAAAATCAATAATACTGACATACAAACCCTAAATGCTAAACTTGTAGAAGGTTCAATCGCAAGCCTCCTCTCATACCCCGCCCTCAAAGTACCCACTAAAAACGATTGGGCAGAGGAAAACGGTACAGAGTATGACCTTGCCAGGCCCCAATTGTCGGCAAAGGAGCTCACTCTACAACTATTACTGCCTGAAAGTAAATACAGCCAGTTAGTAACGCTCCTTACTGCTAATGCATATGCCGATTATACCTTTAAGCAGTTACAGCGTACCTACAAGCTCCGCCTCGTAGGGCTCAACAAAGTACAAACTAATGGTAATTATATAGTAGCCGACATTCGTCTTTCAGACGATAGTCCGTTACAGAATTACACCTACCAAGCCCCAACCCTAACCGCTCACAATGTAGAAACCTATATTGACGGCAAAAATCTATCCCAATACGGCATAACCCTATTAGAAGGCACACAGCAGGAAATCATCACAGCAGGTAATGCCAAAACGTATTTTACCGCACAAAACAGCACAATGAGTGGACTTGTTTCAGTGAATGCTCCCGTTACTATTCAGGAGCGAACAGCTACTCTCAAATGCTTTATGTACCTACCTATTACTGACTTTCTCAAAGGGTATTACGCCCTACTTTATGATTTAGTGCGACCCAACGCCCGAATCCTAAAACACGACAACAAGGAATATCCTTGTATCTATAAAGACGGCAAAATAACCGAACTATACATTGATACACCCCTGATATGGTGCAAATTCGACTTACAACTAACAATTGTCTAACAACTAACAGCTAAATAGTATGCAAATTAATTTCAACGCCACCCATATAGATATTCTCCCCACTGATGAGAGCTATTGTTACCGCTCCATAATGGGTGAACACACTCTTACCTTATACTTTTCACTATCTACCTATACCGAAATTCCTACGGGTGCGTGGTGCGAGTTCGCCAATGAGCGTTATACACTCAATCAACCTGCTAAAATCGTAAAACATAACACACGAAACTTCGAATACACCCTCACAATGGACAGCGAGGGTGCAAACCTCAAAAATTACAAGTTTCGGAATCCTAATGATAAGACATTAAAATTTCCATTCACCGCCTCGCCTCGCTATCACGTGCACATCCTTGTCGATTGCCTCAATATGATAGATAGCGGG